AATTCCAAGCGCACGTACTGTGTGTTCTCGTCAGCGCTCCCAAAGCCCCTTCGGATATCAGAAAATACTCAGTTCCAGCACAAAGGAGAAAACGCCTGGGTGCGAGTCGAAAAGTATTTGACCGGCCGAATCGTGGATTTGGGAGGCAAACATGATCCCAACGTCCACCTGGTGTTAGAAGGGACCGAGGAAAGTCTATGTATTTCTGCAACAGAAAACCAACTGGCGGCCGAGAGGGAGAACCAACTTTACAGGGTTGTGACCCTCCGAACTCTTGCTGAGCAAAACCTTCACACGAAGGCATTGAGGAGCCTCTCTCTGATTGGGTTCTTGCCCCAATCCTCTGCGATCGACGAAGAGAAGTTACATAATCTGTGGGAAAAAGGCCATGAAGCCTGGAAGGACGTGGTATCAGGCACAGCTTGGGTCGAGGACATACGGGGACACTAATGATCCAAGTCTCCCTTGACACCAGTTTCCTGATTTCCTTCGTTGATAACCGGCGGGTGCACCACTCAATTGCTGTCGATTACTTTCGCCACTGCATTACCGAAAGCATTCCGTTGTGGATCTCGGTCGTGGCCGCGGGGGAATTTGAAGTCCGACAACGCATCACCGATTTACCCCTGAGGAACTTTAGAATCCTCCCATATAATCTTCCCCACGCCATTCGAGCGGCCAGCCTCTTCAATGGACTCCATAAACCGGAAGTTCAACCCGGCCCTGATGCGCGCAAGATCATCATCAACGATCTAAAGATTATCGCTCAAGCAGAGGAGGAGGGGATTCCGATAATTCTTACTGAAGACCAACACACCTTGTCCAACATTGCGACCCGCTTAAATAGCAACGGCTTGATCTCAACCAGAGTCCTCTTGCTTAGCGATGGGTTCGCACCTGGCAGACTGTTGCATCCCGACCAGAGCGAACTCAATTTGGGCCGGGATCCAAAGTGATCGTCTGGGTCCGTGCTAAACCTTCTCCCGGTCCGATAGGATAGCCGCGAGCCGGAGCTCAAGCTCAAGGATCGCACCAATCCCGCCGGCGGCATGGGCCATGACGGTGGCCGAGGTGGGCATCGCCGCGGTTTGGGGAGACGTGAGGACCGCCAACATGCCGGCCCGGTGCTGCTCGAGAATTTTTAAGAAGGCCGGGAAGCGCGGATCCACGGCAAGGATCGCCATTGCCCGGTCGACGCCCTCATCGGGAATCAACCGGCCCTGTGCCTGTAAATCTTCAAGGGTCATGACGCTGCCCCCATTTGTTGGCTGGGGAGAGTCCCCACCCGGCCGGCCTGCGCGTTGACGGTCTTCTGCTCGACCGCGAATTGGAGCTGGGTTTGGCGCTTCTTGAGGAGATCGGCCACTTGCGGGTTCTCGGCCGCCACTTGCATCGCCCGGGAGTTGGTCTGCATGAGATTCTGGAAGGTTTGCAGGCGCAACTGGTGCGCTTGCCCAGGCTTCACGTCCGAATCCACCCCATTGAGGAGGCCAGTGAAAACCGCGCGCTCAGAATCTATCTCCGCTTGCGCCGCCCCTTGCGGGCTCTTGAGGAGGCGGTCCGCAAAGGCCGGGTTGATCGCCTCCAGGCCAAGCCGGAGAAGCTGGTCGCGGTCGACCGTGCCGCCCATATCGACGGCCTGGACAAATTCAATGAGCAGTTTGAATTGCTGCTCCAAGAGGTCCGGCTCCAGGCCGGCAATGTTGAAGGAGAGCGAAAGGTCAAACTTGCCCTGGATATCTGAGCGAGAGGCGCGGATGGGCTCGGCATCCACCTGGCCTGTCACCCGGTACCAGAATTCATCGGGTTGAAACTGTTGGCAAAGGGCAAAAGCCTGCTCTAACACCTTCGTCCAGCATTTAAGCCAGCGGGCGATCATACGCATCCGCCGGTTGCGTGAATAGGTCGGGTCACCATCGGGGATAGGCCTGCCGAAGCTCCGGTCGGCCTGGTTCTGGATTTCCTGGGTATTCTGGAACGAGCCCGTGGGCGGGTTGGGAACCTGCGCCCAATGGTACTCGTTCTGCCGGATGTAAGGGTGCTTCACACCTGGCCCCCACCGCGTGGGCGGGCGGCCCGCTGGGTGCATCAGCGGGGGGATGATCGCAATGTTCGACCAGTCACTCCGGGAATCGGCCTCGACCTTGAGCAGTTTCTGAAAGGAGGCACCGAGCTCACCGTACCCGCGGGAATCGGTGCAGCGCCGGCTGAGCCTTTCCCGTGGGAATTCCACAAAGGGATAAAGGCCGTGCTCGTAATTGAGGAGCTCCGAGTGGGCGAAAAGATCCTCGCGGCCGTTTTCTGAGGTAACGTGGGGCGAAAAGATCGTGCAGTAAATCCCGGGCACCCCCTTCTCGTTGGAGCGGCGCTCGTAGCAATGGACCACCTCGTAAAGTTCTTCAATATCGAGGTAGGGCCGGCCGGCGATTCTTCGGGAATCCACGCTGCCGCTCGTGCCCCGGTCCTCCGTGCCATCACTTGTAGAAAGGGTGGATTTACCTTTGGCGCGCTCTTTGACCTCTTCGACCCACTTCTCGTTGTAACCCATTGCAATCTTCCGGTTATCGAGCTCTTCGGCCGAGACGAATTCGCGCCGGTAAATCCGGCGGGCGTCCTGGATACGCTGAACGTCATCGGGTAGGAAGAGGTCAATTCGGTCCCGCAGGGCGGTCACCCGGGGCTTGCTTGAGACCAGCCGCGGCACGGCGAAGGTAGTCTCGCCCTTCTCGCGCAGCTCTGTGATGCCCTTGCGAATATCGCTCGTGTTTGGCTCTGGGATCTCTGACTCGTAAAGACCCGGCACGAGGGAGGCTTGTTGTTTGTAAACGGCCTTCACGAGCTCCACCGTTTCATCGTCCCGCTCTGGATCCATGATGAGCTCCGGCAGGATGGCCATCATCTCGAGCTGGAGGTCTTGCGCCCCTTGCTGGAGCTGCATTTGAGCCCGCTGGGAGGCATTCAGGATGCCCTCGAGGGTCATCAGCTCCTCAGCGAGGTCGACCTTCCGATCCCAGGTCACGCCCACGTACGCGATCCCATCCTCCAGGGAACCGTTGGCGAGGATCTCCGCCTCGGCGTCGATGTCCTCGAGCTGGGAGCTCCAAAGCCATCGCAGGAATTGAGAGGTGCGCTTGGCGCGGGCGACATCATCCACGGCGACGGGCTTGGCCTCTGGTGTTGCCTGGTCGAAGGAAAGGCAGAGGGCATCGACGTCCTCGTTGATGTACTGGTCCACGAGCCGGATCCGGCTATCGGTCGCCCCCTCCCATGGGATCACGTCCACCCCCCGATTGCGCGCTGTGTACTTCTTGAGGTCGGGCGATTGGCCTTGCCAGTAGCAATAGCGGGTGTCGTGGTTAACCTGGCGTCGGCTGAGATCATCAGAGGGTCCTTCGAGGATCGTCTGATATTCACTGAGCATGTCCTGGAGATCGGGCTTCATGAGGATTGATGTTTGATGATTTGAAAAATGTCGTCGCGCAAATATCGGCGGTGCCCCCGGGGAGTGGTGCGCGTGCGGATGGGTGCCTGACGCTCGTAAGCGCGAAGGGTGCGCCGGCCGCATCCCAAGAGGAGGCTTGCCTCCTTGGGTGTGAGCCAAAGCCGGAAGCCATCTACCACGAGTTGCAGACGCTGGTTAATAGGTACCTCCCCCGGTTGCGGCGAGGCCCCCAGAGCCGATGTACTGCAGGTTCCCAAGCGACATATAACGCAACAAATCCGCGAAGTCCTTGCAACCCCCACGTGAACCACCGCGGGAGGTGTAATGGGCCAGGGTCCAAATCACCTGCTCACACTCGGCCGAGACATAAAGCCGGGGCTCGTTGATGCTCGGCACGAGACCCTCCGGGTGGGTTGGGTCCCAATCGAGGAGCTCATTGACCTCGCTCAAGCCGGTGCCGATTTGGGCGTTCTCACCCGCGCCCACCTGCCGGCCGCTATAGGCCGATTCCACCACCATCGGCTCGATCACCTCCCCGCGGCCGTTATCTACACGCTCCGCAAAGAGCTCCACTACCGTGCGCGCGCCCGCTTCCTGGGCGTGCTGGGTGCCAGCGGCGCGTGGGTCCACGTAGCGGCCGAGGATCTCCTCCTGGAGGGGCGCGGCCATGGCTGCACGCACCTCGCGAACGTCTGTGGGATTCCAACGGAGGGGCGGCTCCGAATCGAGGGGCGTCTTGCGGGCCTTGAACATGACCTGGTTCAGGAGCCGGCGCCGGTACGGGTCCAGCGTAACCCAGGCCCCATGCGCCGTCATCTCAAAGGGAATCTGCTCTTGAATCAAGAACAGGTCTTTGTAGGCACTCACACCCATCCCGTCGCTTTGCTGGGCTGGCCCAGGCTTCCCATCGGGATCGTCATCACCATCGGCCGGGATGGCCCAATCCCCAAATTGCCACTTTGCGGGCCAATCCCGGTAAATGTAGTGATGCCCGCGCGCATCCACGCCAACCCAAATGGTGGCCCAGCGGCGCGCGCCGGCGGGGTCCGTGTAAAGGTAGTTCGTGCGGTCCCCGGGCAGGTGCTCCGGCTTGATGATATGGACCGCGCAAAATTTCGGGAAAGCGCGGTGGCGGACGTCCACGGCCCACCCGTACGAGTCGCGCATGATCACGACCTCCGGCTTGGCCTTGATTTCGGCAGCGTGATCCGCGTAACGGGCGAAAGGGTTGTCCTCGCGAAAAAAGAAGATCGCGCGGGTACGGGGCCGGCTGCACTCGGCGACGACCGGCATGTGGCCAGGCTTGCACCCGGGCACCATCACCCGGTTATCAGGCAGGAGCTCCGCCCGCCGCTGTTCAAGGATCTTCGGGGTGCCGAGCATCTCCTTGATCGTGGCCGTGATCCCTTCCAAGGGCGAGAAAGTGAAGAGGCCGACCGACTGCAAATCCTGGGAACGGGTCTCGACCGTCTCGAGCCAGAGGAGAGGCATATTCTCGTCGGCCCACCACCCGATGTTCGGGATGGGAATCTCCCTGCCGTCAGGGTCCTTGATCGAGGCGGTGCTCGTGCCATCGCCGCCGAGCTTCCAGCCCTGGTAATGTTGCGGGTCCTGGATAAAGGAGAGGAATTTGACGATCGTGGGAGGCTCCGTGGGCATCACGAGCAGGTTGTCGGAGAATCCGCGGCCCTCCGCGTACTTGAGTTTGAAATCGCGCGATTCCTTCGCATTGAGCTGCGTGCGCCACGCGCGTGGCAGGTACCGCCAGACCGCGGGCTGCTGGATGTTTTGCGAGGAATTCTCGGTCTCACCGAGGATCCAGCGTCGGCCGCCGGGGTAAGCAAGGCACGAGCGGACAAAGAGCCAGGCGGCGCACTCTGTCTTGGAGGCGCGCTTGCCTCCGCCACAGTAAACGGTCCGGGCGTGCTGAAATTGCTCCACCAGCTTGTACCAGGGCGGCAGGACAAACCCGCAGGTCAGCGGCTCGCCTGTGCGCTCGTCCGCGTCCTCGATCGCCTTCCTGTACGCCGCAAAGGCGTGAGCTACGTGATGGAGGCCGAACTGCTTGGGCTGGCGCATGGCGGCCGCGACCTCTTCGGCGGTCGGTAGCCGCAAGAGAGGGTGAGGCGGGGGCGCATGTTCCACGAGGAACTTTCGGGCCTGCTCCAGTAGCCACTCGTCGTTGAGGGCGGGGGAGTTCACCAACGAATGAACGGGCGGCCGGCCAGGCCCAGAAGGATATTGATGAGGAAGAGCACCGCCGCGACGGCAAGGAGAACCCTGCCCACCTTGTAAAAAGGTTCAGGCGGTTTGATGTAATCCAGAAGCCACCAGAGAAGCCAGAACACGAGGCCAATACAGACCACGTAGATCACAGTTTGAATGAGTGATTCGCCACTGATAGCGGCGAATAGTTGCAGGTGTGTTGTCATAGAGTGTCTTTCGCGGGCTTGAACAGGACATCACGGAATGTCACTGCATTATTGGATCCGCTGCTGGCAACGAATGTCACCGGATTCGTGTTGCACTGGACGAAGGATGGTGATGAAAACTGAACGACCTTCGTCCGGCGCGGTTGGTTCTCCGGGCGCGCGGCAATGATGAAAAGGGACGGGAGATCACGGCCAATGTACGGATGAACCGCTGCGGGCTTCGGAGCCGGCGCACGACGAAACGCAAAACAGGAGGCGGTCACCGCGACAACCAACACAAGCACAGGAAACAACCCGCGCGCACAGATTTCAGATGTTTTCATAATGTTCTAGAGGGGTTCCCCTTCCCGACTATCAGCGGGAAAGGGCGGGCTGCGGGCAAGCGCATTGAACGGAGGCGCAGGACGGCCTTGTTTAGAGGACGTCCAACTCCGAATAGTAACCCGTGACAGGTCATCGACCACACGGCCGACAAACTGCCAAAATTAAAAGCGGTCACTTTATTCATTCCTGTACCTTGTGTTCGGCGAACCATTCAAATTGTTTAGCCCACAGTCCGCGGGCGATCGTGTGATCCTCATAAACGAGCCTGTGCGCTTCCCGGATCGGGAAATCCAGGGAGGGCTCAATTAGGTCGGCATAGGTGGCGCAATTGAGGTGATCGAAGGAGTCAATCTGCTCCTGCCCGAAACGCTGGCCGCCAAAGGCGTGCCATGCCATCGCGAGCGTGTCGTAAAAGTGGTCCACCCTGGTGGTGCCCGCCCGTTCCGGTTGCCATTGCTGCGAGATGAAATCGATCTTCGGGCGGAAGGGCATCTTCGGGAACTGCGCGAGGTATGCGGCACAGCTCAGGTGAAAGCGAAAGGGATCAATCCGCATGAGGCAAGTGTGGAGGCGTTCGCGGTACCGGGTCCGGGTCCAAGGCTCGAAGAATTCAGGAGTCCACACGCCGGCGATGGCGACCTTCGGGTCGGGTTCAAACTCGAATTTCCTCCAGAAAACGACATCGGTATCGCAAATCCAAAAGGGTCTCGAGTCCGCCTCGACCGCTTCGATCTGGCATCGGATCCACTGGTCGTGGGTGGTAATGGTCCCCTTGTCACGGCCCCACCAGAACGCATCGACAGAACGAGCCGCCTGACTGATCTCGCTGTATGACCGCTCGGTGGGATCGTTGAGGGTGCTGACACTGATCGGCGAATCTGGGAACCCGACTCGAATCGTCCTAAAGACGAGGAGCGCGGCCGGCAACAACTCCGGCTTTCGGCAGGTGGCCAGAATATGGATGGGCTCGTTCATTTCCCTTCACACTCTGGGTCGGGAGTGAATTTCTGCCCGATGCCACCGCACTTCGGGCATTCCATATCCTGGGACCTGGTCCCGGGAGGGTGCGCCGAGGGCGTCCTTGCCCTGCAGATCGGGCACTCTGCCCAGCCGGTAATAAATCCTTCCGCCCGGTGGTACCGCTGGGCGTGTTCCAAAGTGGACCATGTGCGGCGTTTCATTCAAAAGCAGGGTGACGTTGCTGGTTTTTGCCTCTCACTTCGCTGTGGTCAAATGGCATCTCGGTCTGCTGCTGGGCGCGCAAGGTCGCCAGGACAGCCTTCATGGTTTCGATTTGTTTGTCGGCCTCGGCCTTGCCGAGCTTGTGCGAGATCATCGCAATTGGATAAGCGCGCTCGCGCCGCTTGATCTCGATCTCGACACACTTGATCTGTTGGGCGAGGGGGATGCTCATAATTCTTCGGGGGGCGCCTCCAGGTAGTCTCCGGGCATGGGCTCGTCCTGGGCCTGAGCGCGCTGGCGGCGGGCGAGGCCCTCCTCGCTGCCGGTGTTCTCATAGCGGTCCACGTACTTGAGGCAGGATTTTAAGAAGGTGAGCCGGCATTCGCCGGTGGGACCGTTGCGTTGCTTGACGATCTCGAGGCTGACGGGCCGGACGCGATCTTCCTCCGTGGGTTCCTCCTCCTCGTTTTCGCCCTGCCGGTTGTGCCAGAGGATCCCGATCAAGTCGGCCTTCTGCTCGAGTGAGCCTGACCCGCGCAAATCGGTCATCCGGGGTCGGCGCCCGCGGCTCTTAGCGGCCTCGTTCTCAAAATTCCGGCTCAGTTGCGCCAGGGCGATCACGGGCACCTTGTGGATCTTGGCGACGTCGCGCGCGGCGGTGCCCGCCTCGGTGGCCTGCATTCTCTCGTCCCCGCGCGCTTCAGGGACGTGCACCTCATGCAAATGATCGATCCCGAGGATGCGTGCCCCGTGGATCTGGACGAGCCGGCGGGATTTGCTTCGCACTTGGGCGGGTGTTAGTGAAGGGGTGTCGTCAATGAAGATCGGGGCGGAAGCCAGGCGTGGGGCGGCATCGAGCAGCCGGTCACGGTCCACTTGCGAGAGGTGCCCGGTGCGCAGGTGCATCATGTCGGCGCCAGAGAGGGCGCAGAGGAGCCGCAGGGCGATTTCGTCTGCGGTCATTTCCATGCTCAGGAACCCGAAAGGGATTTGCTGGACGACGCTCATATTGAGGATGACCGAGCAAATCAGGGCCGTCTTGCCCATGCCCGGGCGCCCGCCAATGATCCAGAGCTCGCTCGGCCGAATGCCGCCCGTTTGCTTGTCGAGGTACCCGAAACGTGTGGCCAGGCCGGCCATCAGGCCCTGGTTGCGGTGCTCGTACGAACGCTGGACGGCATCGATCGCGCGGCCCACGAGGGCGGACATCGGTGCCACGACCTGGCGGGTGCCCAGGTCATTGGGGGCCATGACGAGGGCGTCGACCGAGTCGAGGCTTTCGTTGAGCTCGCGCGATTCGTCGCTGATGCGGAGCATTCCCTCGGTGAGGGCGCCGAGCTTGCGCCGCCGTCGAAATTTCTCGGAAACGATCCCGGCGTAATAGGTGCCGTTGGCCGCACTCGCACAGGCATCGGGCAGACCCGCGAGGTAGGGGACACCACCGGCCTCCTGGAGGATTCCCTGCTCACGGAGCCAGGTTGCGAGGGTGACGATATCAATGGGCTTGCCGCCATCCTCCATGTCGAGGATCGCCTGGTAAAGGTGCTGGTGGCGCAGCTCGTAAAACGCCCCCGCCTCCGGGAGGACCTCGCGGACCTCGAGGAGGGCGACCGGGTTCAAGAGGATCGCCCCTAACACGCCCCTCTCATTTTCGATGGAATGGGGCGGGAGCTCCATCGGCAGCGAGCTCGTCTGGCCGTGGCCGCCGTATTGCTCGCCGTTCATGTCACTCACGCAAGGCCTCCCAATCGCAATTGAGGATTGCCCCGCTGCGATTCATCCGTGCGAGGAGCTGCTCCGGGAAAACGCTTCCGAGCGAATCAAAGGCGTAATTGGCGACCAGCACCGTGGGCCTGCTGGCCTGGTGCCGGTCCGTGAGGAGGTTGCGCAAGATCCGGGTGCTGGCGTCCGTCTCAAGGGCGGCCGAGACCTCATCGAGGATCAGGAGCCAGGGCTTGCAGAGATCATCGAACACCTCCCGCCGCGAAATTTCGGTGCCGGGTTTCAAGGCCTCCTCAAATTCGAGGCCGACCCGGAAATAAAGGTTGTAAAGGGTGCTTTTGAGGGCGTGCACGCCCACGAGCCCGGCGCCCGTGGCAAGCGCCGTCTTGCCACGGCCCGTTTCTCCGCACAGGACCACGATGGCCCCCTCTTCACCGCGCCGTTGGGTGAGGAGTTTTGAGCGGAGATGCGCCCATGCCTCATTCCATCGGGGGTGCTCGGAGGGCGCGGGGTCATCCCACGCAGGGCGGCCCAACGTTTTTGTGCGCAATTCCCACCACCGAATACCCGTGCGGGGCAGGTACGCGTCGTCGCGGAGGGAGTGGATTTTCTCGGCCCGTTGCGGGTCCGCCTGCGCCTGCTCGGCCACGGGCAGGTTCTCGATGGCCTTCATGACCCCTTCAATTTTCTCTGCCAACGGGGCGGGATCCTGGCTCACAGGGCGGCCTCCTTTTTGGAGTTGGTTTGCTTCGGAACCACCCCACTCCGCGCCTCAAACCTGGCGAGTCGCTGCGCTGCGGTGCCGCTCGTGCCCGCTGGGCCACTACGCGCAGAGCGGGCCTCGCGATCGGCCCGGGCACCCGCGGCCCAGGCGAGGTACTTCGGCCAGGAGCGGATGACCTGGCCGCTCGAGGCGCACCCGCCCACGGCGGCCGCCTTTTGCCACTCGGCCACAACGACAGCCTTTGGGATGGCCATGCCGGCAGCCAGGGCGCTTGCGACCGCTTCGTCCTCCGACCCTGGGAACCCTGAAGGCAACTCAACCGCGTGCGCGGGCGCCCGGGGCGCCATCGCCCTCGACTTCGTCTCCGCCTCCGACTTCGTCTCCGCCTCCGTGCGCGGGTGACGGGCATGTGGCGGACCGGTGTCGGTCATCTGCCCGTCCGTGGCCAGTCCCAAGTCGGCCATGCAGCGGTCATCGGTCGGGCCATTGCCCGACACATGGTCGTCAGCGGGAGCGGGGAATTTGCTCCCGTGCGATCGGTGGCGCTGCTGAAATTTCGGAACGAGGAGATACTGCTTTCCGGCCGCCCTGTACGTGCGGACGATGCCCTGGGAGGTGCATTCGATGATCCACTTCTCGATTTGCGAGGTGGCGATGCCTTCTTTCAGGGGAAAGAGGGTGCTTTTGAGGAGCTGCAGGTTGCCGTGGTACCGGCCGAAATCATCCGCCCGAAGGAGGAGGCGCACAAAGAAGCGCTCCGCTTCGGGAGTGAGGGGATCGATTTTTTCGCTATCGATCAGGCCATCACGGATGATGCGGTTGGGCATGGGATGGGTTGAAAGGGGGAAGAGATCAGATTGCGGGTATAGGGCGGCCATTTCTACCCTGTGCAGGGGGGCGCAAGGGGGCCTTACTCTCTGGGTCGGCGCCGCAAGGGGGCCGAGGCTCTGGCGTGGTGGGTAGGGGTGAGTAGAGGCAGAGGAGCCTCTCGATGGTCTCGGAGCGCGCCTGGAGGATCATGAGCTCCTCCTTGAGCTTGTTGATGGTGTCGAACGTCATGGTTGGGAGTCCTTT